GGTGTTTTTAAAAAGCGCGCTTTCACCAATAGCAACATTTGCACTAACGTTTGCTAAAGCTGCGTTTCCGACACCGCAGGCATTTTGCCCAACTACTGTATTAGACGATCCTGTCTGGTTATAAAAAGCCGCTTGATGCCCAACTATCACGTTATTGGCCGCAGATGTCAGGTTGAAACTTGCGTAGGTTCCTACCGAAACATTTGATCCGCCAGTCGTCATGTAATACGACGCACCATAACCAACAGCAGTATTATTTGCGCCAGTTGTATTCGTAAGTAACGCATTTATGCCAAAAGCTGTATTAGTCGCAACTGCGCCGCTACCTCTACCAACTGTCAGCCCATTAACCGTCGCATCATTCGTCGTCGAAAGCGTCGTGCCGTTGTATTGCAAGCCGCTGCTACCAACGAGGCTGCTGCCGTTGAAATACGTCACATAATTGGTCGTGAAGGACGAAGCATTAGTGCCGCCGGATGCAATCGCAAGCGGCGTCGTGAGCGTCAGGCTGGACGCCGACACGGCGCGGCCGGCAGTCACGTCCGCAATGGAGACTTTTTTGGTCGTCGATGACTGGACGATGGGTAAGACTTCCGTGCCGGCGAGAGGTGTTGTCGCGGCCGGAAGGGCGGAAATCTTTACGTCAGCCATCTATCTAGTCCTTAAAAGGAAGCAACGCGAGCCTGAAAGGCTTTGATTCGTTCGTCGAGCGCCGCGCGGTCAGACTCAATCTGGGCTTTGGCTTCCGCCAACTTAGCCTCGCGGCTGTCAACGGCGTCTTCGCGGACTTTGACTGCCGCTTCAGCCGCAGCAACCGATTGTTCGCGGTCTTTTAGCGCCTTTTCAGACGCCTTTTCGTTAGCCGCAAGCAGCTTAGCGCGAGCATCAAGGTCAGCCTTGAGGATCTTGGCCTCGTCCTGCTTAGCTGCAGCGTCGGACAGGATCGACGCGGCTTGGAGCTTGGCGTTAGCCAGCTCTTCCTTGGCCTTCTCACGGTCGGCAAGAGCGTTTTCAGCGGCGGACAGCGCGCCCTGACGCTTGGCCAGCTCGTCGCGCAGCGCCGCCATCTGGGCCAGATCTTTAGGAAGCTGCTTGGTGAAATACTGAACGTAGTCAGTAGCCGGCGAGTCGTTAGAGATATTCATGGCGTCCTCAAACGTAATAGCTAATGTTCAGCTTAGCGCTGCCGGTCTGTTCGATGAATTTGATCTTGCTCAAATCACCGTCATACTGAAGCGTCACGCCCGCAGCCAGCGGCATACCAACCGAAGCGGTCGGAGCCGTGCCGTCATCACGCCAGCGGACGCCCTGCGCCTCCGGCGTGATAAGAGCGAAATTAGCCTTAACGGTCAGGCCAGTCGACGGATCAATCGACGGAACGGTCAGCCCAGAGGCCGAGCTAAGAGACGAGATTTGCTGATACCCCAGGCACGAGGTAATCGCTTTTAGGGTAGTAGCCACTCACATTCTCCTTCGTTCCGTAAATGACCGGAGTTCGATGTAGTATATATCTTCGTTGACAACATACGATATAGTAGCATCATTGCCAACTATGGAATAGTCGCCATTCAAGGCCACCATGACGCGGCCTAGGTCAACAGAGGCGACTTGGCCAGTTATGGCGTAAGAACCGCTGTTGACCGTTAAAACCCTGCCTTTAACCAGACTCGCCGACTGTCCCGTAACGCTATAGGCGCCATAACTAAGCGATATAACCTTACTTTTCAATATGTTAGCAGTTTGGCCTGTGACCGTGTAAGATCCGGCCTGCGCTGTCGTAAGATACTGCACGACGGCGATGATGTAGTCGCCGCTTTCGGTTATGAGATAGTCGCCGCCCTCCGTGAGTAGGAGGATATTGTCTGACATATCATCACGTCGCCTGGAATACGCCGTTTGTGCCGTCCAGCGTCACCGTCACGGTTTCACCTGCGGCAACGGCTTGACTAGAGCCATAATCCCAATAGGCGACGTTCGTGCTAGTGGTCGAATCGACCAAAACCGCGTATTGGAACGAAAAACCAGCCCCCGAAGCCGTCCAAGTCGACGGGCTATTGAGCACCAGCTTGAACGTGCCGCCGGTCTGGCTAGACGACGACGTTGATGCGGCGTTGCCGCCCGTCGTGTAGCCGTTGCCGTTGGCGACTTCGGTGATCGTGCCCGCCGCAGCGTTGACCGCCGTAGCGAGTTTGATGACCCACGAGTCGGAACCTGCGTTGATGTTTTCAAACAGGTTCTCGATGGCCGGCTGGAACTTGTTATAGCTTGCTGTCGGCATGGATTAGGCCAAAAATTTGAGTTTATAGAGCGTCGAGAGGTAAAGCGCGATAATCTCGTCGATTATGTTCTGAATCGCCGTATCGTCGTATTCTTCGCGCTCTTTTTGCACTTTTTTCAGCGAATCTTCCAAGAATTCGACGACATTATTGGTTTTTTCGGCCGAATGCAGCGTAATCGGCCCGATCAGGCCGTATCTGCCCTGATAGGCTTCCGCCAGCGTGTCCGCTAGATCGACAACCGCCGGATAGAACTTACCCAAAGCCTTGTGCTTGGCGTAAGAACGCGTGTTCAAGTGCACGGAATGCGTCACGTCGCGCGCTAAGAACAAGTGTCCGATCAGATCCGCGCAGCTCATTGACCCATTCCTTGTATCGGAGCGTTACCGGGGACAATATCGCCCGTATCCAGCGCCGCCGCTATCGTGCCCTGCACAATATCCTGAATTTGCTCTGGCGACAAACCAGCCTGCATGGCCGAAAGCCGTTTTGTTTCGGCCTCATAAGCCTTGATCTGGCTGTTTTGCTCGTCAATCGCCAGTTTCTGCATCTCATACGACTGCATGAGCTGCTGAATCTGGGCGTTGGTCTGCTCCATAGCCTGCGCCATCTGCTCCATTTGCTGACGCATAACCTGCGCTTCCGGCGACTCGTCCGTATCGGCCAGCACCTTCGGGTCGAGCATCTTTTCGAACCGCTTAGCCATCGTCTCCGCGCCTGGCCAGTCCATGTTCTTGACGAACAGATCTCCCGCAACGCCCCAAAGCGCAGGGTTCGTCTGGAGGATCTGGCCCATCGTGTCCATGGCCTCCTGCTTACGGGTCATGTAGCTGGGGCCAGACGACACATGCACATCATAGGTGCCGACGTTCGGGTTGTAGATCTTCATGATCTCAATACCCTGCTCATCGACGATCTTGCGCACCGCCTCCGGCTGGGCCGGATTGATGCGCGCCATGCCGACTTCGCCCTCGACGTTGATGATGCGAGCGACGCGCTGCGTGTCGTAGATTTTCGGAATTAAATCGACGAGCTGACGAGCGACATATTTTACCGCCCGTGCGAGGTTGTCGACATAATGATAAGTACTCGTGTCGCCTTGCCGCTCCCGAGCGAGGATCGCACGACCCGTCCGTTCATTGGAAGTCGCCCCAATGCTACTGTCGTATTGGCCAGTGGTCGACTTGATGTCTTCGCCTGCGCCCATCTTGGCTTGAATAAGGCCCGTCTGAGCCATCGGAGGCTGGGCGCGTTCAGGTAGCGGAAGCGGGTTTCCAGCTCCGTCAGTGACATCGGGATTGACCTCCAGATACGGCCAGTTGTTCGTATTGGCCGTCTTCCAGTTCATCTCGTAGCCTTCGAACTGGCCACCGTAGCCAATGAAGGGCGCTTTAGGGGCCAGCGCGAGCATTTCCGCTTCTTGGCTGACCCAGTAGTTATACATGCGCTGCGCGTCTTTGGCGTTGCGCACCAGACCACTAATGTAGATCTGACCGTCGACCTCAAACTCGTTGCCGATCACACGAATGACGGGAATGTATTTGCCCGCCCACTCGCGTTCTTCCAGCACTTCATAGCCGTTGGTCTTGATCCACATGACCTTGCGGCGGTCGCTTTCACGGCTGCGCAGCGGCTTGCCATAAGCGCTTTTTAGCCGACGATCCTCCGGCGTGCCATCAAACGCCGTGATATTATCGGGATAAAGATTTAGCTTCGCCTTCTGCATATCAACGTAGAAATACTCAGCGATGCGCACCGTTTCTTGGCTGACCCACATGCTCAGCGTCTGGTCGCCCACGCCCTGCGACATCATGCCGGTCACAGGCGTCGCGTCGGGGTACATGCGCTCGTATTCAGCCTTCGGAATGTCTTCCGTAATAAAGCAATAGTTCGCGTCCTGACCGCACGGATCTTGGATCATCGGGTCCATGTAGACGCTGAAGCTGCTGCGAACTCGACCGATCTTGATGTCCTGCTCGAAAGAGTCTTCTTTTGTGTATTCGGTCAGAATACGGATATAGCCCTCGCCGTAGGTGACCTGATTATCGCAGGCCGTGTCATAGGCCACGTCGGCGTCCGACATATACTCGATGTGCCGCACGATACCGTCGAAGATCTCTGCGACCTCCGGGTCGGCGTTCTCGTCGGCGGGAATGACGCGCGCGGTCGGGCGGTTCTGGCGCTGCTCGTTTGTCACGAGCCGCACGTGCTGCGGCAGTTTGTTAATCGTCAGGCACGGGCGTGCGTTGATCGTCTGGCCCTGCACCGCACCGCGTGTCGCCAGCACGTCCGCCGGCCATTGCCAAGCGTTGTCCGGCGAGCCGGCCATGAAGCGCAGATCGTCTAGCTCGTCTTCGCGGCTGTCACTATAGGCCGCCATCGCCACCGTGAAGCGGTGACGCATGGTAGCAAGGCGATCTGTATCATCGCCCTCGCTTACTTTGCCAGCGGCGATTACGTCATCGGAGGCCATTACTTGCCCTTTTTCATCGCCGGCTTCTTAGCCGCCGCGCGCTTGGTCGAATACGCAATCGCCACGGCTTGCTTGACCGGCTTACCGGCGGCTATTTCCGCTTTGATGTTCTTACGGAACGCGTTCTTGCTGGTTGATTTAACGAGCGGCATTACTTCTTCCTCGTTTTAGCAGATTGTTTGAACGCCTTGGCGGTCGGCGCGCCCTCTGCGCCCGGTTTACGCATTTTCTCGCTTGACCCGGCTTTGATGCGCGCCCGCTTCGCGTGAATGTTGGCGTAGAGCCCCGGCTTACTTGCCACAGTTCCACCTCTTCATGCTGGCCTTCGCCCGTTCCGCGTTCTTCGACTTAGCGACCACGCCGCCCATGCGCGCGCAGAAGGACTTCTTACGGCCCTCATCGGCCTTGGTCTTAGGGTTGGGAGCCGGCGGCTTTAGCTTGCTGCCCGTCGCGGCATTGTATTTCTGACGACCCTTGGCCGTCAGCCCAGCGCCCGCCTTAGTCGACAGCTTCTCGCCACGTCCTACTGACAGCGATACCATCTAATGTCCCATCCATCCTGAAGAGGCTGTGCCTGCACCATACGTTACGCGCGGTCTGTTGTCTATGGGCCGCGCCTCCCTGTGCGCTACAGGATACGCGAACGTCACAGCGATAGCGTCGGCGGCGTCTGGTGAGGCCAACCCGCGCGCCTTCATGTCTTTCTTGCTCTCTAGGAATATAGTCCCCTTTGAGTCGGGCTTCATCATGGGGCCGGTCAGGTCGGACTTGAGGAAGCGGTCGTTTGGGATGCTGGCGGTCTTCAACCACTCCCGCATGGCGTGCCACATTTCAGCGCGCTTGTTCCCGAACATGATCGGTTTGCTGGAGCGTTGGCCAAAATTGACGCCACGGATCTTGTAGCGCTGCTCCTTCAGCCGGTCGACGACGCCCGCCCCTAGACCTCCCTCGTCCACGACGACCAACGCGGGCCGAAACTCTTCGATGATGTCGATTACCCTGCCGACCACCTCCATGGTGTCATCGCCGCGGTAGCGGCGTATGCCGATAATGTCTCGGCCCTGCCGGATAGCGATGACCGTAGCGTCAGCGCCGAACCGCGCCGGGTCGACGCCGACGATTATCGGTGCCGTCTGGTCTTGTGACGGTGCGCGTGTCTGCGCCTCCATGACCAGTGATGACGGTATGAACTGGTCATCCGATGCGTTCGGGAAGGCTCCGTAGACCTCGACGTGAGCCTGAGCGCTGTCGGGGCCGTATTCGTCGATAATCTGCTGATAGACTGCCTTATCAGTTCCCTCCACGCTTCTGGCGTCAACAACCTTGTTTCGCCAGAAGTCGCGCTTGTTGTGGAAGCACTCGTAGAAATATCCGCTGTTACGGCGGGGGTTGCTAAAGCTAAGCCAAAAACGATTAGGAGTGTTCTCTGTAAAGAAGCCACTAGCCACCGCCCAGATAGAGTCATCAATACCGCTCGCCTCGTCGAACACCAGCATGACGCCCGCGAAGTTGTGCACGCCCGCGTAGCTGTCAGGGTTCTCGGCTGACCACAGCCGCCCCTCCACGCCCCAGTAGCGCGTACCTAGCTTCAAATCCCGCTCGACCAGTTCCGCGATCCACTTGGCCGGTAGCACTCGGGTAGCCGACACCTCGAACCAATGGCTGTTAAGGCACATTGATAGCCATTTAGTTATCTCGGCCCAGGTGACGCTGCGGAGCTGGGCTTCGCTGTTAGCCGACACGATAGTCGTCGAGCCTATGCGCGTGGTCAGCATCCAGATCACGAGCCAACTCACGAGGGCCGACTTGCCGATTCCGCGACCGGATGACGTGGCCATACGAAAAGTCTCGTAATCTATACGGCCGTTGTTTTCGCGAATGTGTTCGCGCAGCTCGGTTAGCACCTCTAGCTGCCACTTACGCGGGCCTGTGAAGTGTTCGAGCGGCGTGCCAGCCTTACCCCACGGGAACGCCATCCTCACGAACGCGACCGGATCGTTCTTCACCTGCGCCGACCATAGGGTCGCCATCAGCTTCTGTTCCTCGTCCGCTGAGTAGATCGGCACTTGCATCTAATATCTCTCCTTGGATCACGCGCTGCTGCGCCTCTTCTAGCGCCGCTATGATGGATATGCGCTGCTCGACCTGCACCTGCACCGACTGCGGGGCCGTCCACTTGTGGACGTGCTTGAGGATGTCCAGCGCCGCTTTGGTGTCGCCGCTGCGGGCGGCGTTGTGCAGCACCTCGGACATTTCCGCCTCGCCCTCCGCACGGCCTTTCTGTTCGGCATACTCCGCGATGGGGTCGAACTGCACGAGCCGTCGATACTCGGTCGGGGTCATGCCGGCGGCGTAGGCGAGCGTGTCGCCCTTCAGCCCTTTGCGGGCGGCGAGATAGATGCGCTCAAGCACCGCCTCGGTCGCTTCGATTTTGCGCGGCTCATAAGGTAAGGATTCAAACGTCATAAAGAACTTTTTAGCACAGTGCGGTTAGAAAATAAAAATAAA